AAGTTGCTACCGTGATATAGCTCTACTTGTGTATGAGGCAATAGACCTATATTTCCTTGGAACATTCTAATCTCACCAGTTTTGCTTTGAAAATCTTTGAATAGTAATCTTACATTAACACCTGTTGTATTTTCCATTCTTATACACTGGTTTCCAGCTTCAACAACATCAAGGGCTGCACTAGGACTTGTTGTACCGATTCCAAGATGACCAGATGAGTCTAATATCATTTTTGTGGTAAAAGTACTGGCAGAACCACTAGCAAACTTCAAATCACCATCACTATTACCACCAGTGAATTTTATAGCCCCACCACCGAGAGTAGCTCCACCCTGTACCGTTATTGAATGACTAGATGAGCCTGTTAGGATCTTTGCATTATTACCTAATCTCACATCACCAACTATCGACACACCCGTGTCTAAAGTCTCAAACTTTTTACTGTTATTAAAATATAGCTCTACGTTATTATCATTATGAATATGTATTCCAGCATGACCATCTGCTGTATTTAATTCAATGCCTCCAGAAGCAGATCCAAATTTTAAAATTCCAGTGTTGTTATTAATTTGAGTGTCTTGTCCGTCATGAAAAATTATTAAGTCTCCATTGGTTTTAGATCCAAGTGCTATTTTTGCGTTGTCGTCACCTCTAAGAGTACCTGTATCTATATGAACTCCATCAACATACGTAAAAAACTTTTTACTGCCAGCGTGATATAACTCTACTGTTCCGTTACCAACAGCAGCAATATTTGTTTCAGCACTACCACTTGCAAAGTTTTTTAAAGTAAAAGCTCCATTTGTCCCTGCACTAAGTCTCCATTTGTCTGCATTGTCATCACCCTCATCAGCTTGTAAATTAATTTCACCATCTCCATTCTCAGATCCAATAACAGTAATCCCCGCTGAATTTGTCTCAAGCTTTTTACTGTCATCATGATATAGCTCACATTGACCATCTTCCATAAACCTAGCGTAAGTTTGTCCATCAAAATTTTTGAGAGTTATATGATTTTCTGCTGCCAAAGCTATATCTCCAGCATTATTTTGAATAAAAAAGTCGCCAGTTGTATTTCTTATTAAAGCCTCTGATCCATCTTGAGAAATTACTAAGTCATTTCCTGTTCCCAGTCTTAACTTTTGACTATCAGATAAATCTATGTTGGTGGCAAGATCCGTTCCAGTGATAGTACCGTCTTTAATACCTTTAGTGCTGATTTGTGTTAGTGCCATTACTCTCCTTTATCTGCTATTAGTTTAGCCTTCCAAACATTTTTTACTTCTGTAGTCCATACAGCATTACAAACAGCAGAAACCTCTGATGGTTGTGATGACAAATCAGTATCAACTAAATTATCTGAATCATCTAACGTGCCTGCATGCAATACATATCTTTCAAAAGATCTTGTAAGTTCTGTGCCATCTTTTTTAATAACTGTTGCTTTACGGACTTGTACCGCTTTGTAAGTTCCGACAACTTCTATCTTGTCGTATTCGATTGATTCAGTTAGTGCCATTAGGATTAATCTCCGATTAAAACAGGTTTAGGCTTAGTTTATAGACTTAGCTCGGTCTAAACACTCGACATATATGTCACACCACCTCTAAATATTTTTCCTGATACACCTGAAGTATTATATCTATAATTAGTTCCTGAAAAATTGGCGAAAATCATTGCTGTTCCAGTATAAAGAGTGCCTACAATATTTCCATTAAGACCACTATCTGTAAAACCAAAAGAAGATAAATTTTCACCAGCATTAGAAGCCACATTATCAAAAGGCAATCCATTCAATTGGAAAAAACTTGCCCCTTGATCTGTGTTTACTTGCACGGCAAACGTAGCAACTACAATTCTTCCGACTTTTGTATATCTACCAGTTGCAGACGTAAAACTTCCAGCCGTAGGTGTTGGTGTCCAAGTTCCCTCTTCATAATCGTCAAATAGCTCACTTGTTTTGCCTGTTGCATGAGAAGTAGCACTAAAGTCAATACCTCTACCAGCAGTTCCAATAACGAGATTTCCAGTACTAACAGTAACATCACCAGTTGAACTGATACGCATCCTCTCCTGTGGGGCAGTTAATGTAGGTCTTGTATGAAAAGTTAAAGCACAAGCTGTATCAGCATTAGTTCCGTTTTCTTTTATACCTCTTACATGACCTAAATAGTTATATTCACCTGCGTTGTTAGTTTTACCATAAAAAGATATTTCTCCACCAACCCCTGCAGCCGCATCATTTGAATCAACTGAAGTAATACCAGATTCCCCTGCTGTACTACCATGATCTATAAATCCTTGAATCCTTCCATTATTAGCTGTTGAAGTTGACCCTGCAAGCAACCTTCTAGACGAATCTATATGTACGGCTGCACCGTTATTGACGACAAATTGCATCTCATTTCCAATGACTCCAATTCTGTTGTAATCAGTTGTACTGTTGACATCTTCTATTACTATTGCTGCTTCTGCATCAGTTGATTCAAATTTAGCTTGAAAATTAAATGGACCAGAAGTATATAGCCCAAATTCATTACCATGTGCAATATGCAGTTTTCCACCAGTAGGGTTTGATGTACCTATACCTACTTTTCCAGCTATGTAAACTTCACCAACGTCAGTATTACCTCCACCTCTGTTGTGGATTTGGAACATATTATTATTATTTTCATCTGCTACTCTAAGAGCAATATTTAAGGTTCCACTTGTAGGTGACTCATTATTAAGACCAGCAATTAATATCTGTGGTGTGTCACCTACATCCCATGTATAACCACTAAACGCTCCAATCTGAAACTGAGAAGTAGTAGAAGTAGTTCCTATAAGCAACCTTCCAGACGAATCTATAAGCATGTGCGGACTATCAGTTTCAAATTTTGTTGATCCCGCATAAAACTTTAGATTCATACCTCCACTACTATCTGTAGCATTACATCTGATCCCTGCATAATGCGGTGCAGCACCAGTTGATGCGTCTATATTTTTAAAAGCTATAGCTCCAATATGATTAGTACTGACGTTTGAACTTTGCGAATTACCTAATATAAGTTCAGCACCATCACCACTATCTATTTGAACAGTCTTTATACCGCTTTGTATTCCAGTTGAAGTAGGACTTATTGTACCTATACCTACGTTTCCAGACGAATCAATAAACATACGTTCTAAAGAATTTGTACCAATCTGCATACTGTCATTAGAATGTGTATAATGTATAAATCCTTTTGATCTATCTGAAGAAGAGCCATCTCCATCTCCAAAATTTACTTTGCAAGAACCACTTGTATTTGTTCTTATTTGTACACCAGCACTATCAAGTAATCCATTTCCAATTATTATTCCAGCATCAGTAGAACCTGTAAAATTAGTATAAGAAGTATTGCCTGGATCTTTTATATGAAGATCTCCCTGAGCGCCTACAGTTAAATTTGATTCGCCATTTAAAGTATTAGCAGTACCAGAGCCAGTAATAACTCTGTTATCTGCGTTGTTGTTTACAAAAGTAGCTAATTTTGATACTGCTATCGTTGCACTTGCATTTATATCCGCATTTACTATCGTTCCATCTACTATCTTTGCACTTGTAACGCTATTATCTGCTGGTTCGCTTACTCCTAAACTTTTAAAAGTAATTATAAAAAAGTCACTACCTGCTTCTGGAGCGTCACCGAGAATAATATCGGTTCCATCAACACTAAAACCTTCACTGGGTTGACCTGTTCCTGGTACTGGCTTTTGTATTACACCATTAATGCTGACCAACAATTGTTGTGCTGATACAGATGGAGGGGCAGACAAAGTAAATCTATAAGCAGATCCATTAAATGTTGCACTACCTCCACCCGTTCCAGATGATGAACTAAGTGTATTTATTGCGATATCACTACCGCCTCCAGCTATTTCAGCAACAGATCCATTGTCCATCTTGGTAAATAACTTACCGACATCAGTTCTTATCGCTACTTCACCGACAACAAGATCACTTGCAACTGGATCACTGCCAGATCCTCTCTTATGTTTAATTACATTAGCCATGAGCTATAACCTCCTATAGATTAGTAGCTACCACCATCTATGGTTATACCATCAAATGTTGTTAAGTTAGTAATAGAACCACCTGTTATTGAAACACTGTTAGCAGCTTGGGTAGCAATACTGCCAAGTCCTAATGTTGTACGGGCAGCAGCAGCATCCGCATCATCTATCAGAGTCTTTGCATAATTAGATAACCCAAGTGCTGTTAAGGCAGCAGTCGCAGTTGTAGCACCTGTACCCCCATCTCCAATAGCAAGTGTTCCAGTGATTGAACTTGCGTCAAGCTTTACAGCTATTTCTGTGGATTCGATTACAAGACCACCATTAGCCTTTAAATCAACAGATAAAGTATTGCCAGATTTATCTAAGCCATCTCCTGCTATTACCTGTCCTGCACCTGAGAACTGTGCAAATGTCAGGTTATTCGTTCCAACAACAGCAGATCCAGTATCAGATGTACAGGTAAAACCGTTTTCTGCATTGACTGTACCCTGTTCTACAAAAACGAAAGCACCAGCAGCATTAGCACCTGTAGCCATATCTGTGGCACGAGATGGTGCTCCAGATGCATTTACGTTGTAGATACCATTCTGTGAAGCAGTAGTCTGGTTTTTAATTAATATACGATCACCAGTCTGTAAAGTTACACCGTCTATGGATTGACCATTAGCAAAGGCACTGGATAATGTACCATTCGCAGTAGTTGTAGCAACCACAGAATCCTTAACATCTAAACCTTGAGCGACTCCATCTACATAACCTTTATTTGCTGCATCATTATCACCAGTAGGATCTGCTAATCCTGTAATCTTCTGTGAGTTCATTGAAACTGCACTAGTAGGAGCAGCCATCTGATCTAGAGTATTTGTTCTTACTCCAGCATCAAAATCACTAATCTTTGTATGGGCAAGAGAGGGAATATCATCACTTACTAATGCTCTAAATGTAGGTGCAGCATCACTTCCTGTAGTTGGTCCTGATAATACTTTATTAGCATTTTGAACTGTATCTTTATCAAAGAAACCACCTTTACCACCTATCTTTATAACACTGGTAGCTGAACCTCCAGCACCTCCAGTACCTTTACCAATAAACAGAGTTTCAGTTCCTTCAGTAAAAGCTAATTCTGCATTAGCTAATGAAGTTGGTGCTGACGATCCAGTAGATCTTTTAATTCTTAAGGTGTTTGCCATGTTAGAAGTTTCCTCCGTCTACTAAGTTTTCGACAGTGCGTGTTTGATCTGCCTTAAATGTACCAGCAGTTGAG